GGAAATGGAGGGGCAAAAACTGATTGATCTTGGTGATGCTACTCTGGGGGTGATTTTTGGTGTTTTGGCCCATGATGGTGTTTTATGTTGGAACGTAGCCGATATGCCGAGGGGAAATCATGGATTTGTTTGTAATATTGCCAGAGATACAATGACGGCGCTAGACATTGGTTTTATTAAGCGGGGTGAAATAATTTGGCGGAAAGGTGTAACCGGCATGGTTCCGATTCCATATATACGAAGACCTGTTATTCCAAACTGTGTACACGAACATATTTTGATATTTTTTATAAATGACTGGATTGGCAGAGATCTTGCAGGAAGCAAGAAATTAACAAGCGATCAAATATCATGGAAAAGTGATAGTGTATGGTCAATTGGTTCTGAAAGTGCTAAACGAATAGGACATAAAGCGCCATTCCCGGTCGAGTTAGCGAATCGGTGTATATCGTTATGGTCTTTAGAAGGCGAATCGGTGCTTGATCCTTTTATTGGCTCTGGTACAACCATGATAGCGGCTGAGCAGCTTGATCGACAATGTTTTGGGATTGAAAATGATCCAAAATATGTCGCATTAGCATTAGATCGCTGGGCTGTGATGACAGGAAACGAACCGAAACTTATCGAGTAATCATGCATATCTAGGTGAATAATGAAAGTTAATACTCCGCCCAGGTCGAGGAGCCAAATCGCAAGAGATCGGCGCAGAATATCAGACCTTTATTTAAGGGGTGCGCTACAGGAAGATATAGCCTCCGAATTAGGCCTTAGTCAACCGACAGTTAGCCGAGATATCAAGGCGCTGCAAAAGGCGTGGCAAAAATCATCCCTAGTTGATATTGACAAAAAGAAAGCAGAAGAATTGGCAAAGATTGACGATTTGGAACGAGAGTATTGGGCAGCCTGGAAACGAAGCTGTCTTGATGCTGAGACAACGAGGAAAGAGGCCATAAAAAGTGCAGAGACAGACCCAGCTATCAGTAAGGTTGTAAAAACGGCCAAGGGGCAGTCGGGAGATCCAAGATACCTATCCGGTGTGCAATGGTGCATCGAAAAGCGATGTAAAATCATAGGGATAGACGCACCTGATAAGCACGAGCATACCGGGCCGGGGGGCGCTGCTCTGGAAGCGATAAACGTGAATGTCTACATTCCCGACAATGACCGTAACGATAGAGATTAAACCGCAGCCGAGGCAGGAGCAGGTTTTAGCGTCCCCGGCCGATATCGTCGTTTTTGGTGGGGCTGCAGGCGGCGGTAAAACCTGGGCGATCCTGGTCGAACCGATCAGACACATAAACAACGGAGATTTTGGCTCGGTCATCTTCCGGCGCACTATCCCGGAAATCACTAACGAGGGGGGTCTATGGGATGAGGCGGAGAAAATATATCCGCTATTCGGCGCTAAATCCAACCAGAACGATAGACAGTATACATTCCCCAGCGGGGCCAGGGTCACATTCGCCCACATGCAGCACGAAAAAGATAGGCTGTCTTGGAAGTCGGCGCAAATTCCCTTGATCCAGTTCGACCAGCTAGAAACGTTCACCGAATCGCAATTCTTTTACATGGCGAGCCGTAACCGCTCCATGTGCGGGGTGCGGCCTTATATCAGGGCCACCGCCAACCCGGAACCCGGCTGGCTCGCTGATTTCCTGGACTGGTGGATTGGGGAAGATGGGTATGCGATTCTGGAGCGGAGCGGAAAGGTCAGGTGGATGATCCGAGAAAATGATGTTACCTTTTGGGCGGATAGTTTCGACGAACTGCAAGCGGCCCATCCTGAAAGCACCCCGAAATCAGTTACATTCATCTTATCGACTATCTTCGACAACCAAATATTACTGGACGCTGATCCCGGATATCTCGCCAACCTGCAATCGCTCAACTTTATTGATCGGGAACGATTGCTGGGCGATGGGAAGCGGGGCGGTAACTGGAAGATACAACCTGCAGCGGGGAAGCTATTTAATAAATCGTGGTTCGGGATCGTGGACGCTGTTCCGGCTGGTGGTAAGGAATTGCGTTTCTGGGATTTGGCAGCCACCGCCAAAAAGCAGGCCGATTTCACAGCCTCGATGAAGGGTAAGATCGTCAATGATATTGTCTATTTGTTGGATATGACCAACGAACAAACGGAGCCAGCGGATACCGACGCCAACATGAAAAACCTCGCCGCCCAGGACACGAAACTGTGCCGGGTGCGGTTTGAAAAAGAGGGCGGGGCGTCAGGTAAACGGGATGCCGTAAACATTGTCAAATTCATGGCCGGGTATGATTGCCGGGGCATTCCGCCCCAGGGCGATAAGGTCACCAGGGCCAAGCCGCTGGCCGCTCAGGCGCTTGCCGGGAACGTGAAATTGGTGCGTGGGGATTGGAACAACGATTACCTAATCCACATGCACGGGCAACCTGACCTTCCTAACGATGATATAATGGATGCGTCGAGCGGTTTATATAACGAGCTAATCAAGGGCGTTGATCGGCCCAAGGCACGATCCTATAGAGGTTGATTATGGCTAACAACAAAGGCAAAGATATCGAAAAAGCGTTTGATGCGATTACCAACAAGCGAGCGTATTTAGATTTATTGTTCAGATATGTTAACGGGGGCCAGCCGCTAAAATATTCCACCGAGAGGCTCAAAGAAATATTCGACGATATCAACACCCATTTTGAGATTAACTGGTGCACAGTTGTTGTCGATTCGTCTCTTGATCGGATGGAGCTAAACGGGTTCCATACCGACGATGATACGGCTAATGCTAAACTGGTTGAACTGTTTGACAGCCTGCACATGGCCACACAATCCGATGATGCCCACCACGGGGCGCTGTCCGTGGGATCGGCCTATGTGATCGTTTGGCAGGATCAGGCCGGGGAAATAGAACTGTATTACAACGACCCTCGTATTTGCCACATATTTTATGATAGTTCTAACCCAGATAAGAAAACGTTTGCAGCCAAGATGTTTGTGCGGGATGATCGGCGCACAGAAATCACACTATATTATCCGGATCGACTTGAGCATTGGATTACGAAGGCATCAAGCAAAAAGACCTCTAAAGCTAACGCTTTCGAGCTGGACGCAGAGACGGGGACGGAAGATAACACCTTCGGTGTGATCCCGGTATTCGGATTGATTACTCCAAGCGAAATCGCCAAGATAACAACGATTCAGGATGCTATCAATAAGATGTTTGCCGACATGATGGTGGCCGCTGAATTTGGTGCATTTGCGTCGAGGTATATTATCAGTCAAAGTGACGAAGGTGATCTAAAATCAGCACCAAATGAGATCTGGTGGATACCGTCAGGTGATGGGCAGGGGCAGGCTGCGAGTGTTGGGCAATTCGACGCCACCGATCTTAATAACTATCTCAAGGCGATGGATTCGCTCGCTAACAGTATGGCGATCATTACTCGGACGCCCAAACACTACGTAATGACTACCGGAGCGAACATTTCCGGCGAAGCGCTTATCGCTATGGAAAGCCCGCTTGTGCGTAAAGTGAAAAAGCACAAAATGCGCTTTGATATTTCGTGGCAGGAGATAGCACAATTTATACTGCAGCTAAGCAATATAGAAATGGAAGCTAGCAAGATTGAACCGGTGTGGGAGCGGGTCGAAAGCGTGCAGCCCAAGACGGAAGCCGAAACCCGACTGATCGCAATCAATACGGGTATCCCACTACGCACCCAACTGAAACGGGAAGGCTGGACGGAGCAGGAATTAAAGGAATTGGAAAAGCAAATAGCCGCAGACCAGGAAACAAAAAGTTCGCTTGCCCAGGCCGTATTGACCCGGCTGCGGATCAGGGATGAGCAAACTAATTTGGAGGAGGAGTAATATGGCCGAAAAAGAAACGCCAAATAAAGAAGGTGAAAAAGGGAAAGAAAAGAAACGCTTTGTACTAAAGGTTCAAGATGTAATCCAAACTAGTAAAATGGAGGTTCAAAATGGCTCAAAAAATACCAGATGATACGATGGATGCTTCGTTGGATTTTATTGCGGCGTGTGATATTATGCACGTTTGCAAAGCTGAACCCGCCAACTATGCAGGTATTGCAGCCGAATCATTAGCAGATATTGCGATGACGCCGGGCGATGGTAACGATTACGACATTGCTGATGACGCCTCTGGGCGCAAGATAACCACGGCCGAAAAGCTGGCGGTTGATATTGACGTTAGCGATGACGCCACCCATGTGGTGCTTGCGCTGGTTGGCAGCACATCATTGCGGTTAGTTACCACCTGCGATTTGCAGACGCTAACCAGTGGCGGAACGGTAGACATTCCGGCCTGGAAATTCAATATGCAAGACCCCTAACCAAAGTAGGGGCCAATGGCTTTCACCTTTGATGATAAAAAAGATGTTGGCGAAAGCGATACGGTTGCCGAAGATGGTTTGCTAATCGTTCACATTTCCGTTGATAGTTCAGGCACGCCCCGTGCTGGTGGTGCGCCAACTTTCGACGGATCTCCGCTAACCCTGGTAACCGGAACCCCGCAGTATTCCGGAAACGAGGGTTATGCGGAGCTTTGGTATCATCTAACGCCAACAACGGGGGGCACACCTACGCTCAGCGTTCCTAATACTGGCGAGGAAGATATCCATGTAAAAATATCATCTTATGTTTCAGCCCTGGGTGGGTCGGCCTTGGGGAGCGAGGCGGCTGCCAACGGAACA